ATGATCCCACTGTCTGATATCAAAACCCATCTGCGCATCGAGCACGATGAGGATGACACCTATCTGACCACACTGGCCAGTGCCGCTATTGCCCAGTGTGAGCAGATGCTGAACCGGAAACTGTATGAAAACAGTGTGCCGGATGACGACAGCAACGGTCTGGTGATGGGGGATGATATCAAGATTGCGGCGCTGCTGATTATCGGGCACCTGTATGAAAACCGCAGCGATACAACGGATAAGCAGCAGTATGAAACCCCAATGGCTTCAAAGCACCTGCTGAACCCTTACCGGATTATTCCCGTATGACCCCCGGCCACCTGAAACACCGCATCCTCCTCCAGCACCTGACCGACGGCGGCGACGAGTTCACCGACGATGCCCAGGTCTACACCGATTTCGGCAAACGCTGGGCAGGATTCCGGCCGGTGAGCTCCAAAGAAATCGAGGCCGGGAGCGGTGAGGTGATGAACACCGATGTGGTTTTCACCCTGCGCAGTGACAGAAGCCTTGCCGGTCTGGACAACACCTGGCGCATTCAGCACACAGTGCAACACCAGCTGCACACATTTGAAGTCACCGGCGTATTACCGGTGGAAGACAGTCGCTGGCTGAAGGTCAGCGCAAGGCGTCTCCATGAGTGATTCTGTCAAAATTGAAGGGCTGGCGGAGCTGGAGAAGAAGCTGCAGGAGCTGGGCGCGGAAACCGGTGCCAAGGTTTTGCGCGGTTCCATGATGACCGCCACCAAGCCACTGATGGATGAAATCAAAATACTGGCTCCTGTGCGTTCCTTTGCCGATGACATGGACCCGCCAGAAAACTACTCAGAAGGCGGAAAAGGCACAATCAAAGGTTCCATCGGACGGCAGGGCGGTATCTACAAAGGCGACAAAACCGCCAAAAAGTTTCAGGAAACCTTTGCCAGCAACAAAGATACAGCCGCTGTCGTGCGTGTAGGGGCGGTGAAGAAAGGCGCGTGGAAAGCCCACTTTCAGGAACACGGCACCGACAAACACCCGCCCCAGCCATTTATTCGCCCGCCATTCTATCGCCAGTGGCGTGACATTGTCGCACGCATGAAAAAGAGCCTTGCCAAACGCATTGAGCGGGTAGCCAGCAAATGATTGAAGCCGGTCTCAAAAAACACCTGTCACAGGCGCTGAGCACCAAAGTCATGGCCGTGCGCCGTGGCACTCACTCCCCTGCCGTGGTGTACAACGTCATTACCGACGACATTGAACAAACCCTCTCCGGCCACGATGCCCAGAGCACAGTACGCATTCAGATAGATTGCTTTCACAACAGCTACAAAGATGTAAAGCAGCTGGAGCAGGCCGTAAAAAATGCCCTTCATAACCATACCGGCCCACTGGGTGGTCAGCCATGCCAGCGCGTAGTGATGGAAACCCGCCGTGATGGTTTCGACAACCGGGCGGATACCTTCCGTTCCATCATGCAGTTTGCCATCTACCAATAACCAATGATCAACCGTCAGGGAGACCACCATGCCAGGTGCCAAAGAAGCGAAAATCGGCGCAGGAACCATCCTGTCCTTTGAAGATCCGGATACGTCCACATTTATTGAACTGGTTCACGCCACCAGTGTGGGGGCCACCGGTGAGCAGGGGGAATTTGTAGAAACAACCCCCCTGAAAGAAACCACCCGCACCTACACCAGCGGCATGAAAACCCCGCCAGACAAACAGATTATTCAAAACCATGTGCCCGGTGATGATGCCCAGAAGAGATTTCTCGGGCTGGTGAATTCGGGAGCCACCCTGAAAATGAAAGTGACATATTCCAACGGCGCTATCGCTGAGTTCGACATGGTCACCGCCGGTTACCAGGTCAACGAACCACATAACAACAACCCCGTCACCGTCACTGCGTTCGGCAAGCAGTCTGGTGAAACCACATGGACGGATGCCTGATGTCAAAGCCCCTCACGTTTGAGCAATTGCTGAGTAAGCCGCCGGTGTTCAAGTCCTCCACCGGCACCCTGCCCGATGGCCGCAAGTACCAGATTCATGAATTGCCCTGCAGTGTGCTGGAAGATGTCACACGGATGGCCAGAGCCGCGATTGATGAAGACGGAGAAATCATGTTGCGGGATGTAGCACGGGTAGCCGCCCATGCCATGGTCGGAAAGCCGCCGGAAGAAGAGGACGTGACCCTCTTTATGGAAACCTTTACACCCTCCGTGATTCGCCACGTTTATCAGGATGCGCTGAAGTTCTCCCAGCTGGGTGAAGAGGCTCTGCAAGCCGCAAAAAAAGACTAGCCGCCAACCCCCACCGCCGGGTGTTGTTCAACCTCGCCTTACGGCTGGGGAAAACCATCACAGAACTGGAACACACCATGCCCTGCTCGGAATACACCGAGTGGCTGGCGTTCTTCGGGCTGGATGAAAACGGCAACGACCCCGACGACCCCACCGTCCAAATCGCAAACATGCGGAATGTACTCGAATGACCACACTGGCAACCCTCACAGTTGATCTGCTCGCAGACTCGGCCAAGTTCCGTAATGAACTGAAAAAGGCCAACAAGAGTTCCAAGAGCTGGGCTGAGAAAGTGAGAAAGTCCGCCAATGTGGCGGGGAAGGCGCTGGCGGGTGCCGCTGTTACGGCAGCGGCAGGCCTTACGGCAATCTATGTGTCCCAGTCCAATTCCATAGACCAGCAAGCCAAGTTCGCCGACAAAATTGGCATCAGCACAGAAGCCCTGTCCGGCCTGCGGCATGCGGCGGAACTCACTGGCGTATCTAATCAAAAGCTGGATATGGGCCTGCAGCGGATGACCAGGCGGGTAGCGGAAGCGGCCAACGGTACGGGCGAGGCGGTAAAGGCACTGGAAGAGCTGGGGCTGAGTGCGGAAGAACTGAACCAGCTCTCTCCTGACGAACAGTTCAAGCGCATAGCCGGTGCCATGGAAGATGTGGAAGGCCGCTCCAACAAGGTGCGGCTGGCGTTTAAGCTGTTTGACTCCGAAGGTGTCGGCTTACTGAACACGCTGGATCTGGGAGCCGATGGCCTCAGCGCCATGCAGCTGGAAGCGGAAGCGCTCGGTATCTCCCTGAGCCGTGTGGATGCCGCCAAAATCGAGCAGGCCAACGACCAGATGTATCGGGTAGGGCAGCTCTCCAAAGGTGTCAGTATGCAGCTCACCGCTGAACTGGCTCCCATTGTGGAGGGTTTGGCTAATGAATGGCTCGGCGCTGCTCAGGAAGCGGGCGGAATGGGCAGCGTTATTGGCAAAGTTGTTGATTACGGTGTGAGTGCTGTGGGTCAGCTCGCCAATGCTGTGCGTGGTGTATCGGTCGCATGGGAAGTGGTAAAGGCGGCCAGCGCCAGCGCCGTTAAATACATGCTAAAAGGTCTGGAAAGCATAGATAGAGGGATTACCAACTTTATCAATTGGTTGCCCGGTCTCTCTGCCGAGTATAACCAGCAGCTGGCCACCATGAGTGAAGCATTCACCATGATGGCGGACGATGCCTGGCAGGAAGCCCACGACCTGGCCATGCGTCCACTGCCCAGCGATGGCATTAAAAAGTGGGTAGAGGAAGTGCGCTCATCCGCCACAGCCACAGCGGAAGCCGCCAGCAAAAACCGGATTCTTGAAAACTCCTACGTCAATCTCGGCAAAGAGGCGGAAAACGCCGGTGACAAAATCACCGAATCCGGCAGAAAGAGCAAAGGCGCATGGCAAAGCTATGTGGAAGGCGCCGCCGACGCCTCCAGTCAGATGGAAAGCGCCGCCGTAAGCTGGACAGACAGTTTCAGCGGCTCACTCGCCGACATGGTGCAGAACGGCAAGATGAACTTTGCCGATCTGGCCGACAGCATTATCAGTGATCTGATCCGCATCGCCATTCAATCCCAGATTGTTGCCCCTATCGCCCAGTCCTTCGGCTGGAATATGGGGGGAGCAGGCACACCGCCCCCAAGGGCGCTGGGTGGTGGCGTGAATGCCGGTCAGACCTACCTTGTGGGCGAGCGTGGCCCCGAACTGTTCACCCCGGAGTCTTCCGGACAGATCACCCAAAGCGGTGGTGCTGGTGGCGTAAACGTCAATGTTTACAACCAGAACGGCGGCGAAGTAGAAACCCGTGAGCGCACAGGCGCCGACGGCATGAGAAACATTGATGTGATGATCAAAAAGCAAGTCCGCCAAACCATCACAGACGACGTATCCCGAGGCCAGGGCATCGGCAAGCTCATGGAAAACACCTACAGCCTGAACCGCAAGGCGGGCATGTAATGCCAACAGCTTACTGGCCCCCCGGCCTGCCCATCCCCCGCCTTGGTGCCACCTTCCAGACAGCCGAAGGCCGCCTCACAACCGACGGCGAAGTAGCCCTGCGGGAACGGGTCATAGACCCCAACCACATACAAACCACATCCGCCACATGGAGCATGACTGAGCGGGAGTACCAAGTGTTCAAAGCCTGGCACTTTCACATCATCCGTGACGGTGCCGCATGGTTTGAAGTGGACTGGGACGACCGCAACGGTTTAGCCCGCTTCTCAGAACCCTACTCCGCCCAGCAGAACGGCTTGCGCCGGGATGTATCGGCACAGCTGGAGATTGACTATGCCATTGAGGAGCACCCGTGATATTCCCCGTTGAATTAGGCGCCCCTTGTGCCAGCGGCTTTGCCGAAACCCCACAGGGCAATCACAAGCGGGTGCAGTTTGAAGCGGGAACCCGTGTGCGCCGCCGGGTGCGGGCTCGCCCCAACACCTTCACCCTCTGCTATTCCACGGATTTAAACGGCAGGCGTCAGTTAGAGCGGTTCCACCGTGCAGCCTCCGGCAAAGTGTTTCAGATTCGCCTGCCGGGGCCGGACGATACCCTGATAGACCACAACGGCCGGTTTTCCGGTGGCTTGCAGATTCAGCCCATTGGCGCTGGGAAGTACGAATGCCGGTTCAATATGCACATGGTGGACAGCCTGCTGATGACCCGCTCCGCCGTCACCGTGGAGCTGATACGCATGCTCGGTTTCAAGGCCGGATCGGAAGCCCCCCTCACAGAATTCCTGCACACCCTGCCCAGCCGGTGGTAGCTCTCAAACACGACGAATGGTAATAGCGAATGGCCGATAACAACCTCGACCAACAGGTGATTGCGTCCGTTAAAAAACTGAATGCGGATACCGACACCTGGCACGACATCGTACACGGCACCCAGCCCGTAGACACAGAGAGCGGCCCCGTGCTGCCCGTTGCCAAACGGCTGGACCAGATTCAGGCCGAAATGAACACCCAGGTGGGCGACCTCGCCACCGCCGTGGCGGATGTGAAAGCCATTCAGCAGGATGTCACCGGCAAACAGAGCGACGTTACCACTAAACACGAAGAGGTGAAAAACGACAGGCAGGCCGTAACCGCAGCCCGTCAGGATGTGGAAGACCGGCAAAACGATGTGATTGCCCGCCAGCAGGCCATAGACACCGCTGCCGCCCAGCACCTCACAGATTTGCAGAACAAAGGCGACCAGCAAAACACCCGGGTCACCAATACCGGTAACGCCCAGCACACCCGTGTGCAAACAGAAGGCAACACCCAAACCGGCAACGTCACCACCGAGGGTGACGATCAGGTCGCCCGCGTAATCGCCCAGGGCAATGCGCAGGTAAACAACGTAAAAGCTGAGGGCGACACCCAAGCCCAGCGCGTCACCACGATCGGTGATCAAAAAGTTGCCGATGCCACCACCCAGGCGGATCGTGCCGCAACCGAATCGGGTAAATCCGCAGCTTCGGCCACTTTGGCGGGACAGCGCGCGACCACGGCAGGCCAGCACAAAACCGGAGCGGAAACGGCAGAGCAGGGGGCGCAGCAGGCGGAAAGCAATACACAGCAACTGAAAGCCGATGTTCAGCAGCTGAAAACGGATACGCAGGGTTTTAAGAACAGTGCGGAACAGGCTGTTGTTGATGCGACTGAGCAGGCGGGAATTGCTGGTTCAGAAGTGCAGAAGCTGTCTCATATCAGTAATCCGAATCTGATTATTAACGGCTGCTTTACTGTTAACCAGCGTGGTAATACCGCATCAGTTCCAACAACATCAACTTATGTTGGTGATCGCTTTAAAGTCGTAGCTACGCAAAATGCGACAGGGGCAGGGACTGGCTTTACTGCTGTGATGCCCACCCCTTCAGGAGGTATGAGTGGTGCCTATCATGGGTATGTCAATGTGTCTGCAGCGGGAACGACAACCCTTCGCCAGACTATTGAACCAACAACCGTAAAGCAGTTATCAGGCAGAAATGTGACCGTATCGTTTTATGCTCGAGCTCGAAGTATTACAAGTAACGGGACTGTAGGCGCTTATTTTGCGGTTCGCGGGTCTAATGGCTCCTATCGCGGTTTTTCTATGGATGATGATGCTCTTACGGCAACGTGGAAAAAGTTTGTTGGCCGAATAAGGGTTCAGTCAGTAAGCGACTTGAGCGCCATTTCAAGAGCCGATTTAGATTTTGGATTTACCCTGCCCTCTGGTGGAAGTATTGATATTACTTCCGTAAAGCTGGAAGTCGGATCAACTGCAACGCCATTTGTCCCTGATGATGTTGCTATAAACCTAGAAAGATGTCAGAGATTTTATGAGCCAGTCTATTTATCTATGAGGGCTGGAAGGCCAGCTATAGGGCTATATCTTGGTGATTCCTGCACCTACTCAACAACCAAAAGAGTAACGCCGACGCTTATCTGGAAATCAACACAGCTCCATAGAAACCTTGGTCCTATTGGTATTTACCATAAGAATGTAAACGGATTTACGTGGCAGTGCGATGTCACTGGAGGCGATCCGGTTCTTTTTGGTGCTGTTTATGTTGCAGACGCAGAACTTTAAAGGTGGTTTTAATGTATCAAAAAACAAGATCAGGTGTTTTACGTCTAAGTGATCAGGCAATTATTCCTGATGATCCAGACAACCGAGATTGGCAAGAATATCTGGAATGGAAAGCCGAAGGCAACGAACCACTCCCCATACCTCAACCCTCCATCGAATCCCTAATAACCCAAAAAATAGCCGCCATAAAAGCCGCAGCCGACGCCGCAGTAGAACACATCCTCAGCGAATACCCGGACGTAGAGAAAAAAACCTTTCTCAAGCAAGAGATGCAGGCCGAGCAATACATAGAGTGGCATGAGGAAGGCCAGCAGGGCGAAGCCCCCAGCGTACCCTCAATTCAACAGTTCGCAGAAGAGCGCGGGCTGACAATGATCGAGCAGGCCTACAGGGTTCGGCGCAAGGCTCAGTACTTTGATCTGGTCGCTAATGCGGTGAGCGGCCAGCGCAATAAGCTGTATGACGACCTGATGGCCATCAAAGGCGACGACAGCCTGACAGACGAGCAGAAGCGTGAAGCGATAGACGCTATCGACCCACAGTCCATCACCTGCCCACCACCTCCCGAACAATAACAGCGCCTGAAAACCATGACCCCAGCCGAAAAAGAAGCCTACGCTAACTGCCGGGCGAACGAGGTACACCTGTACACTCTTGAGCTCAACCACCCGGCGTTTACCCAGCCCCTCAGAATCGTACACGACAACACCGACTTAACCGCCCCGTTGGAAGACGGCACAGACGCCCTGTTTATAGCCATGAGCTTCCGCATGGTGCGCCCGCCAGTGAGTGAAGAGCCTGACCCGAGTATCACAATCCAAGTGGATAACGTGTCGGGCTTCGTTACGCCTTACCTTGAGCTAGCCGCCAAAAGCGGGCAGGAGATCACCCTGATATGCCGCCCCTACGTGTACGACAGTGATGCCGATACGGTCACCCTGCTGGGCCAGCCCCTGAAGCTGGCGGTGCGCAATGCCACCACGAACATGCAGAACGCCAGCCTGACCGCAGCCCATATCAACCCGGCAAACCTCGCCTTCCCACGGGAGAAGTACACGCCGGATCGGTTCCCCGGGCTGGCATAAAGGGCCGCACCTATAAAGGCAAAGCAATGGACTGGATACTGAACTACCTCGGCAAACCGTGGGTAAACGGCGAGCAGGACTGCTGGTGGCTGGTACGCTCCACCTACCGGGACCGGCTGAATATTGAACTGCCCCAAATCGTGGTGGATGCCAACAACATTCGCGCCGTACTGGACACCCTCGCCCACCACGAGCACCTGAAGGACTGGCAGGAAATCGACCAGCCCGAAGATATGTGCCTGGTGTTTTTCTCCGGAGGCCGCAACCGGCCAACCCATGTTGCGCTGTATCTGGATGTTGACGGTGGGCGTTATCTGCACACCTATCAACGGGCGGGTTGTGTGTGTGAACCGCTCTCGGCTGCAGAGCGTAATGGCTGGACTTCTCCCCGGTACTATCGTTATAAAGGCAGTAATAACAAATAGCGAGGGATGTATGAGCCGACTGTACCTTTTGCTGATTCCTGTTTTATTAGCCGGTTGCGCTCCGGCTACCCACCAGGCATTAACCCGTGACTATGCCAGCAAGCAGGAAATACGTGTTGATGAAAACTATCAGTCTGTTTACCGACGACTTCAGAGAAATGTCCGGCAGTGTTGGGAGACAGGGCTGATTACGGCTCAGATGAGAGTACAGAGCGACCTGTACAGCGATATTAAAGAAGGGAATATCAATGTGGCCGTTGTGGGCTTCGCAGGGGTTGATACGCACCTTGGCATAGACATCAAGGGGTACAGTGATGGTTCAACCCGGGTCACCTCCTACAATGCCATGAGAACCTGGAACAAGGTTCAACCCGTCATAAAAGCATGGGCAGAGAATCGATACAGCAGTTGCCCCTAGCGCCAGCCTATTGTAAACGAACCCGGCAGAGTCCGGGTTTTTTATTGCCTGAATTCCACGGAACAATAATGCAGACACCGCATCAGACAACGCCACTCGCTCAGGCGGTTAACAGCCAGCGCAACCCTGTGTTGTGGCTCAGAAACCCATTTGATACCGCTGATGTTGATATTTCCCCCGCAAAAAGCGGGCAAACTATTCAGCAGTGGCTTGATGAGAATGGCGGCCTTGATCGTTTGAACCAGCGTCCGACGGTGTGTGTCTATCAGGGGCGTGAGTTGATGCGGGCGGAATATGCCGACCATGTGATTCAATCGCCGGTGTGTTTTGTAACTCTGCCACAGGGTGGTGGTGACGGCGGTTCTAATCCTATAGCCATGGTCGCCATGATTGCGCTCACAGTTTATGCAGGGCCTATGGCTACATCATTCGGCTATGGCACCATGGGTACTGCAGCCGTTCAGGCCGGTATCATGATGGCGGGCAGTATGCTGATTAACGCCATGTTCCCACCACCGGGCCCGCCCGAATCCGCCCAGCCTTCCAGCGCATCACCCACATACTCCATTGCCGCACAGGGTAATACGGCCAGACTGGGAGCACCCATTCCGGTGAACTATGGCCGTATGCGCATTTATCCGGACTTTGCCGCCCAGCCCTACACAGAGTTTCACGGCAATGAGCAGTTCCTCTACCAGCTGTTCAGTATTGGTGTGGGGGAAAACAGTGTGTCTGATGTGCGTTTTGAAGACACACTGGTGAGCAAGTTCCCCGATGTTGAAATTGAGATTGTGCAGCCGTTCCAGAAAGTCACTCTGTTTCCCAGCGCCGTTATTACTGCACCGGAAGCGGGCGGCCAGAACCTGAACGACCCGGGCATACTGGGGCCTTACCGGGTGAATTCTATCGGTACCGAGTGCGCACGGGTGGGCGTGGATATTGTCTTTCCTGCCGGTTTGATTGGCATGAACGAAGAAGGTCATGAATACAGTGTCGAGGTGCGTGTGCGTATTACCGCAGAGCCGGTGGACGACGGCGGCAGCGTGACGGGCAATGCCATTGTGATTGCTGACCAGACCATCACCCGCAGGAGTCGCACTCCCCAGCGGGTGACCTTCTCAAAGTCTGTCCCTCCTGCCATGTATCAGGTGAAGATTCAGCGCTTTACCGCATCCGGTACTTCACGGGAAGCAAGGAACATGCAGCTGGGGAGCGTGCGGGGTTATCTTGTCAGTGATGATAATTATGGGGATGTGACACTGCTGGCTATGCGGGTACGGGCAACCGACAACATCACCAACACCGCCAGCCGAAAAGTAAATTGCCTTTATGAACGCCTGCTGCCGGTGTGGTCGCAATCCGGCTGGTCAGCTCCACAGGTGACCCGCAACCCGGCATGGTGTTTCGCCGATGCCGTGCGCGCTCGCTATGGGGGCGACTTTGCCGACAGTGTGCTGGATCTTCACGAACTGGTGAATATGGCCCATGTGTTCGACACACGGGGTGATGAGTTTAATGGCCGCTTCGATTCAGACAGCAACCTGTGGGAAGCCCTGTCCAAAATCGGGCAGGTGGTCAGATCGGCCCCGATCCGCCAGGGCAATATGATTCGTATGGTGCGAGATCAGAAGCAGTTGCTTCCGGTGGCCCAGTTCGGCATGAGCAAAATGAAGAATCTCAGTATGGATTTTGTCATGCACAACCAGCGCACCGCCGACAGCGTGAAAATCCTTTACTGGGATCAGGACAAGGACTACAAGCAGCAGACCGTGATTTGCCAGCTCCCCGGCGATAACGCCAACAACCCGAGGGAGGTCACCCTGTTCGGGGTAACCGATCGGGCACAGGCTTATCGCGAGGGTATGTACCTTGCCGCCACCAACAAGCTCCGCCGCCAGCCTGTTTCATGGGAAACGGAAATGGATGGTTATATTCCGTCGTTTGGTGATGTGGTTCTGCTGAACCATGATTTGCTTGATCCCCAGAACATGGCCAGCGGTCAGGTTGTTGATGTGCGCCCGGGGCAGGAACTGATTCTCTCCCGCGATGTTGATTTACCTGATGATGAAAGCTGGTATGTGTCGTTGACTGACCTTTACGGCGCGCCGGTTGGCCCCTTGCGCGTTGTAATGGGGGGGCAGCCTAACAGTGTGAGAGTGCAGGATATCTTCCCGCCGGACTTTACCGTAGTGACCTCTGCGGATGATGAGCGTACCCACTTCATTCTCGGTAAAGGAAGCAACTGGTGCCGACGGGTGAAGATTACCGGCATTACTCCCCAGGGGGACGACATTGTTCAGATAAGCGGGGTTGTGGAAGACGATATCGTTCACGACATCGATAACGGCGTGGTACCACCCCCTCTGCCTGATTACGGCCTGCCATCACTGGCACCCGGTAAAGTGACGAACATTCTGATAACTCAGGGCGGAACCGTGGCCGCCCCCGTGCTCAATATCAGCTGGGATGGTCAGGCCAATGTGGAGCGATACCATATTGAGGTGTCTACCGATGGCCGCGCCACATGGCAGCCAGCGGGAACCGGAGTAGCATACGGCCCCGCCTTCAGCTTCGCCGCAGAACCCGGCCTGCAAACCATCCGTATTGCCGGTGTAAATGCCGTGCGGGGCGAGTGGGAATATGAAGATGTAGACGCAGGCTCCGCCTTTGATGTGCCCGCGAAAGTAAATGTTGAACTCACAGAGCCATTTGTGGGGGATGCGCTTCACGTGCAGTGGACAGAAGACCCTGCAGCGGCTCGCTACCTGATTGAAGTGTGGTCTGGCGGCTCCCTGAAAAGAACCCTTTACCATGCCCGGGGCCTCACCACATACAGCTATCACCACCTTGACGCTCAACAGGACGGCGCCAGTCGTGCACTCACTGTAAAAGTGCGGGCTGAAAATGCCAACGGAAGACAAGGCCCATGGGGTGAACTCTCGGCCACCAACCCACCGCCAGCGGTACCCAACAACGTACAGGCTGGTGGGCTGCTGAATCAGCTACTGGTGACCATGAGCGCCCCGACGGATACCGATATCAAAGCGGTGTTTGTGTGGGCCTCTCTGACCAAGGGCTTCACGCCTTCCCCTGATAATCTGCTGGCTATCAGTCAGGGCACCAACATCACCATTCCCGTATCACCGGATACCACATGGTATGTGCGAGCAGCTTTTGTGGATGTTTGGGGCGAGGACGGCCTGAACATTTCCGGAGAGCAGACAGCGGTCACTGAGCTGATCACGGAAACGGAAATCATGGACGACTCCATCTCAACGCCAAAGCTCAAAGCGAACAGCGTGACCACAGATAAGATGCTGGTGGGTGAGCTTTCCGCCATTTCCGCCAATATGGGTGAGGTAACCGGTGGCACCTTCAAGACTGACGCGATAACTGGCCCCAGAGTTGTCACAACCAGTGAAGGTAACTTCCCGATCTGGGTGGGTGAGGGCACTGTGACAGCGGCGAACGGCGTCATGTATTACGACAAGAGCCAGAAGCGCCTGTTCAGCCGGAGAATGAAAGCCACCGATATGGAGGCGGAAAACCTCACCGTTAACCAGGGCACGTTCCGGAATGTGGATGTGACGGGGAATGTCAGGGCAAACAGCCTGGAGGCGAACACCGCCAATATTGTGAAGACGCTGCATCTTCAGGGGCAGGCTGTGACGATTCCGTTATCAGCATTTTCTCCCGGAAACTCTGGCGGGTTTAGTAGTGGCTGGACAACCATTCAGACCATTACATACAACTCAACCGGTGCGCCTGCAATGGTATCAGCGGCAACTACAGCGGCCTGGAATGGTCAGGGTGCAAACTATTCACAGATTCGTGTTCTGGTAAACGGGACGGCTGTTTATACCGGCCCAGTCCTGATGAGCCCCGGCTATATCTTTTCTGGCGGCTCTGCGTTCTCGGACACGTATCACCACCATCAAAGACTGGTAACGGGTGGTTCTGGAACAAGGAAGATTGAGTTGCAAATAAGGACAGCTTCACACAGTACGGGAAAAACCCTGCAGTCCAGAAATACAATACTAACCCTGCTGGAGACTAAGCGATGATTCAGTTTTGCACCTATTCAGAAAAGGGCGAGATAGAGACAGAGTACTACATGCCCCCTGATCAGATGTTACTTAACATTCCTGAGCACCGACGGGTGTATCTTGGAAACGCCTCAGCCGAGACTCATTACATTGAGATGAGTAGCCGGAAGTTGAGGCGGAAAGAGGTGGTGGACGAGCCTGGACAAGGCGAAGGTGGTTAA